TGGAGATACATTAGACCAAGATTATATCTCACAACAATTTGCAAAAGGAGCTAATAGAGAGTACGGAAAGATTTATTATACGGATACTACAAACTTTTATTCACAAGGTACATTTGAAGTTAAAACTACATTTGCATCTGACCCATTGGTTAGAATTGCAGGAACAGGTTTATCAGGTAGTATTGGCGGTATCAATCCTACACCTACTACGTTTTATGCAGGTCAAGTAACACTTACACCATCATCTAGTCCTACTTATGCATGTACTTCACCAATTACATATGATGTATATACTGTTTCAGGAACATTAGCACAAGGTGAGATTTTATATTATGATAGATATTCTTCATCTCCTGTTACTGGATTTTATTATTTTGTTGAAACATATAGTGGTGCAGAAATAATTGAAATTAATAGAATAAACGGAACAATAGGATACGGAAGTGGATTCTTCTGCTAAAATAAAAATATTATGAGTCAAATTATACCAATATACATACCAACTTACATAAACAATGCAGATTACACACCTGCAAGAGTATTACCTCGTTTATTATTTTATAATGGTTTACTTGATTGTCAAACTTATTGGATTGAAAGTGGTTCAGCAGCTTTTGGTGGTGTAACATTTCAACAAAATGCATTCCCTTATTTTGACAATTATAATGTAGTAAGTGGTAGTTTTCCTACAACAGATAGTGATTCATTACTTTTTAATAATGAAGCTGCATCTTATGGACAGATACCAGATAACTCACTTTATACAACCTATTGGGAAAAGTATATTGAATTTCTTTATAATCCAAAAACAAGAATATTAAATTGTTCTGCAATCATACCTCTTGCTGATTACTTTGAGATGGAATTGAATGATATAGTAAATTTCAGAGGAAACTATTGGCATTTAAGAGCAATAAACGATTACTCACTTAAAGATGGTACATGTAATTTACAATTATTAGGGCCAGTTATACCTGATGTATTTGATTAGTCCTCAATAATAGAAAAAAATTAAATTGTTATTAGTTTATGATAAACAACATCGTTGAATTACTTAATACAAAAGAGTTTTACGGAGTATCTGAAAATATTGACATAGCAAAAGGAAAATACAAAATTCCTTTTACATGGAAAGATACTTGGAAAAACATTAAAAGAAGATTATGGCAGATAAGAAAATCAAAGTCCAAGTAGATATTGATGTAAATGCAGAGCCATCTATTGCTCAACTTAAAGCTCTTAAAAAAGAGTTAAAGAATACTGCTGCCGGCTCCGAAGACTTTAAAAGACTTTATAATCAAATTGATGATTTAGAAGATAAGATTAAAAGTGCAAAGGGTGCATCTGCTGATTGGGTTGACACATTAGAAAGTGCAGGTGGCCCTATTGGTATGTTGGGGTCTGCAATAAATAAAGCAAAAGTTGCAACAGTATCATTCGGTGCTGCATTGAAAGCAACAGGTATCGGTTTAATCGTTGCTGCTGTTGGTGGATTAGTTGCTGCATTTACACAAGTAGAAGGTGCAACTAAAAAATTAGAACCATTGCTAATAGGATTTGAAAAGATTTTAGGTGGTATCTTTGAAGCATTAACTCCACTAATAGATGCATTTGTAGAACTTGCAACATCAGCTTTACCATATATTACAACAGGTATTAAAGTATTTTATTCCAGTTTAGTTGCGTTATTTACATTAGTAAAAGAAGCAGGTGTAGGTGTTGGTAAAATATTAAAGGGTGTATTTACTTTAGATATGGGCTCAATCAAAGAAGGTTGGGAACAATTAAAAGGCGGATGGGGAAAAACAGTTGATGCATATGTTGCAACTTCAGAAAGATTTGAAGCAGGAACAAAGAAATTAACTAAAACTCAAAAAGAAAATCTTAAAGAACAAAATGATGATGCAAAGAAAGCATTTGATGAAAAGTTAAAAAGATTAGAGGCAGAGGATAAATTAAATGAAGCTAAATTAAGAAAATTAAAAGAAGAAGCTCTTGCACTTGCTACAACTGAACAACAAAAATTAGATGTAGAAAGAAAGTTTGCCGAATTATCATACAACGCTAAATTAAAAGATTTAGATGATAGAATGGCATTATACAAAAAAGATAGTGTTGAATATAAAAATTTACAGGCTGAAAAGATAGGTGTAGAAGCTGATTACATTAGTGAATTAACTGGCTTTAAAGAAAAGCAAAAGAAAATAGATGATGAGGCTCAGAAAGATGCTTTAGAAAAAGCTAAAAAGAAAGCAGAAATTGAAAGAGGTATTAAAGCAACTGAATTACAAGCAGAGTTTGAAGAACTAAATAGAAAAAATAAACAAGCCGATGCAGATTTTCAACAAGATTTAGAAAGAATAAAACTACAAAGAGGACTTCTTGCTGAACAAGAAATAAATGATTTATCTAATACTGAACTTACTGAATTTCAAAGAACAGAAATTAGAAAGAAATATGCAGACCAAAGAATTGCATTAACAGATTTAGAGATTGCAACTGAGAAAGCTGCAACACAGGCGAAGGCAGATATCAATATGGCTTACCTACAATTGTTTGAACAATTTGGTAATCTATTAGGACAAGTAGCAGGAAAGAATAAAGCATTAGCAATTGCAGGTGTTGTAATATCACAAGCTGCATCTATTGGACAAATTATTGCAAACACAGGTATAGCAAATGCAAAAGCAGTTGCTGCATCTCCACTTACATTCGGTGCTCCATGGGTATTAATAAATTCTATATCAGCAGGTTTAAGTATTGCATCAACAATTGCAGGAGCAGTTAAATCAATACAACAAATAAATTCAGCTGCGTCACAAGCCGGCATAGGTGGTGGAGGAGGTGCTGCTGCAGCGACAAGTGCAACAGCAATGCCAGCGGCACCTAGAGTAAGTGGAACTGCTGCACCTGAAATACAAACTGCAGCTGGACAAAATCCAAATACTCAATTAGCACAAACATTAGGTAGAGCATCTGCTCCATTGAAAGCATATGTAGTGAGTGGTGATATTAGTTCTCAACAGGCATTAGATAGAAGAACGAGTAGAGCAGCAACATTTAGTGGGGGATAATCATTTTTGAAAACTTTAATGTTATTACATTATGAAAGATTTATTATACGAACTTAGAATAGAAGATGATTCCGATGAGGTATTTGCTATCTCATTAGTTGAATCTCCGGCAATAGAATCTGATTTTATTTATTTTGACAAAGAACAAATACTCTTTGCATCGGTTGATACTGAACAAAGAATGTTAATAGGCCCTATTTTAATACCTGATAAAAAGATATTAAGAGTAGATGGTGAAGGACAACCTTATCATGTATTTTTTACAAAAGATACTGTTAAGAAAATTGCACAGAATTACTTAATGAAAAAGTATACTGATAAAGCAACTTTGGAACATGACGCTAAAATAAAAGGAGTTAATTTAGTTGAGAGTTGGATTAAAGATGGTAAGTTAGATAAAAGTAATAATTACGGATTGAATGTGCCTGAAGGAACTTGGATGGGTATGTTTAAAATTCAGGACGATATTATTTGGAATGATTATGTTAAGGAAGGTAAAATCAAAGGCTTCAGTATCGAAGGGATTTTCTCAAATAAATTAATTGAAAATTCAGCTATATCTTATTTAGATAAAAACATTGATGAGTTAAACGAAGAAGAAGCTACTATGTTTCTTTCAATGATTAAAGCATTAGTTAAAAAAGATAGTAGATATAAAGCAGGAAAGAGAATGGAAATGGAAAGTTATTCAGACTATCCAGATGGTGTAAAGAATAATGCTAAAAGAGCATTAGAGTATGCAAATACAAATGGTTGGGGTAGTTGTGGAACTCCTGTTGGAAAACAAAGAGCAAATCAATTAGCAAAGGGTGAACCTATTTCAGTAGATACTATAAAGAGAATGTATTCTTTTTTAAGTAGACATGAAGGAGACTTACAAACATCAACTGCATACGGAGACGGATGTGGTAAACTTATGTATGACGCATGGGGTGGTAAAGCAGGATTAGGTTGGAGTAGAAACAAATTAAGAGAATTAGGTTTACTAACTGAAACGGAAGCTAATCCATCAATACCTAATAGTAGTTATGCAGGAGAGCCGGCAAAGAAGAAAGATAAAAAAGATTTAATTGTTGCACCAGCATTAATAGGAAATGACAGAAAATAAAGTATACGATAAATTAATGAACTTTGCTTTAAGCGAAATCTCATTTAATACATTTGAATTGATGTTAAAAGAATCAACTCAAAGTAATCCAATTCGTATAGGTTGGCAAACGGAAGAAGGTAGAAATAGATATTACTTTTGTTATTGGGATAGTGCAGCATATGTAGGTGGTGACGCCGGCGGAAGTGCAACCAAAGCAGCAGAAGGAATGGTAAATTTACAAGTAATGGATATTGATGGAGATTGGAGAACAATTGACTACAATACTGTTTCAAGGTGTAGATTTAATAATCAAACATTTAGAGTAATTTAAAAAATAAAAATAAAAAACAATGAGCAAAATTTTAAATCAAGCATCATATGTAGAGAATGGACAATTCTCAGGTGGTCAAACAATAACTGGTTCTAACCCTATTGGGTCTTTACCATTTACAGCAGGTGGATTATACATAGGTCAAGTTGGAACATTGGTAGCACAAACTATTGATGGTTCAATTGTATCCTTTGTATCGGCATCAGGTTTTATTCCTGGTATCTTTACTGCGGTATCATCATCATCAACTGCTGCTTCTATCGTAGCATTAAGATAAAACATTTAGATAATGCTGTATTTAAGAAACACAAACCAATTGCAATCAATTGGAGAAGTAGTAAGAAGAGGTGCAACTGTACCTGTTGTCAATACCGATGCTACAATTGATTACCTATTTGCTGAAAATAGTGCAGATGGTAGATTGATTATTTTAGATGATGGTAACACAATTCTTGATTTAACATCTTCTGCATCTAGTATATTAACTGTTGCAAGTTCATCTGTTGTATCTGCATCATTGAGTGGTATAAGTTGGCCGTTGACAGGTTCGACTTCTATGAGTTTGTTTATTACAGGTGCAAATGTATCTTATAATCAAACTTCTATTGTATCATCTTCAACATTAATGACAAATTGGACAGCATTATCAGGAGCAGCATATATTGTATCTGCATCTATAAATCACAATCCTAATGTAACACCTATTCCACCAAGTCCAGGTACTGGAAGATATGCATATGGATTTGCTAAAGGTGGTTCAGTTGGTTCTACTTTTGAATATGTTGACCAAAACAATGTATCACAAAGTTTTTCACTTGGTGCATATCTAACATCTTCGGTTGATTCTCCATTTATATTTGATACAACAATTGGTATTAGTACTCCGGTTGGGCCAATTGCTGCACAAACTTGGTCATCACCATTTACTTCATCATTTACAACGGGCTCATCTTCAAGTTGTAAGACAACAACATTTACTAATCCAAGACCAAGTAGTCCTGCAAGTGAAAACTTCTATTTAGCAGCATACATACCTTGTAATAGTACAACATATGCATTTAGACTTATTAAACCTGCTCAATCATATCAAGATTGTGTATCTTACTTAAATATTGCTTATATGAGTCCAGGTGGAACTTATAATTTAGAGCAATCTAATATTACAACAGGAAGTGCTTGTTAATAAATAAAATAATATGCCAGTAGATAAACCAAAAGCCGGAGAAAGTAGAGATAAGTATTTAAATTATTGCATACCAATTGAGGTAGAATCAGGTAAGGAAGTAAGTCAGGCAGCTGCTATTTGTAATTCATATTACGATAAAGATAAAATGTCAAAGATAACTGACACATCTGCAAAAGTAATGGCAAGAGTAGCATACGATACAAAGTTCAGAGGTATCAACTTAAAGGATGCAAACGACCCCTGCACCGATGGTTACGAGCAATATGGAATGAAAGATATGGATGGTAGACAAGTCCCTAACTGCATTCCGATTCAAGAACCAAAATAAAAAATAATGTTTAATATATTCAAGCGTAAAGAAAAATTCAATTCTTCACTTTACGATTTGGAATTGAAATTAGAAAATCAACAAGGACAAATGGACGAGTTGAGACAAATGATATTACAAATCAGCAGAGAAGTAAATAGCATTAGAATAGAAGTAGATTATTTAGTAAACAACAAATATGGTAAGAGTTTATAAAAATAGGTTACAACCTAATTTTAAGACTGCTTCCTGACACTCAAATACAATATTGGTATATAGATATCAAATCGGAGAATATACGAAAAATAAGAAACAAAAAAGACCCGAGCCATTTACGACTCGGGTTTTCTGTTGCAAGGATATGACACTAACCTTACAACTTGATATCAAACAAAGTATCTTATCTACCTACTTCTTGTAGGTATTTTTCTTTACATTCATCCCATGTCATACCGATTACATCAATATAATATAGGGTTTCATTCTTTAATCTATTTTCATTGTATAGTTTTGTATATCTACTTACTGCATGTTTTTTCCACCATTGTATCATCTTAGTATCATCTATAAACTTAGGTTTTAAGATTAAATCTTTCACTTCAATTTTACTACAAAGATAGTCATTACCATTTTCATACATGCCTGCAAAATATACACCTCTCTTAAATCCGTGATTGTATTTATCCGGCTTAATATCAAACTCTTTGAATATTCTTTTTAATACATTTTGTTTAGGGCCAGTTGCAAGCATTGCTTTTGCATACCATATAGGGTCTAACTCTTTTACATAATGATGCATGGGTTCATACACACTATCATCGGGCTTGATACTAATCATTCCTTTTGACTCACCTAATGTTTTGAAATTAGGTAGTCCGTTATATTGTGAATGAATACCATACAAAGAGGTTGTAGTAATTCCTACAAGGACATCGTTATATCTTTTATACCACTCATCTCTAATCACAGGTGAGGTTGCGAGTAGTGAAACTAATTTACCACCTAACATATTATATCCCAATGGTTGAACTGAAACGATTGTGGATGCAATTGTAGTATTGTTTAACTTACCATCAACAAACTTATTATCCTTAGTCCAACCTATGTGTTTATCTCTAACACCTAAACTTGTGACATCTGAACTTAAATTTATTAGGCCTAATATCTTGCCAGTATTTCTATCTTTGATATATACTTTCAAATTACGACCTACACCTGTATCATAACTCATAGTATGAATTAGTTTTCTAATACCAATCCATCTATTAGTTTCATTGTCATTAGCTATTTCAGCATATGGTTCTAATGAATTGATTTCACTTATCGTTAAATCGTAGTTTGACATATCGGTAGGAAACCATAGTAAATCGTAATAGGAACTCAAACGGGGGAGTTTCTCAAAGTTTGAGAGTAAATCCCCATTTAGTTCTATCCACTTCTTATATAGGGTTTGTTCCTCAACTGACATAGACGCGATAAAATCCATATTGGATATAAAGTTATCCTTACATCTTTGTAAATCAAAGGTAGTGTCCTCACTCTCCCAAAACTTATTCCCCATCTTGAATAAATTCAGACATACCAAAATCATTTATACCAGCATCCCATATATCTTTTGTATCATGGTCATATAGGTCATCAATCATATCATCTACATTCTTAAACATATCGTTGATATATCCTTTCTTACTTTGTAAGAGTAAATGATATGTCTCTCTATTGATATACATTTGTAATCTCTCTAATGTCTCTGTAATTTGTTCTAACTTTTGAATTTGTTCTACTGTCATTTTATGTGTTTTTTGTTTATACTCTAATATACGATAAATTTTTCATATTACCAAATTTATCTATTTCTATGATTATCTACATTCCAATAATCTCTTTTCTTTTTGCGTGTTTCTTGTTCTAATTCTTCATAGTATTCTTCACTATCTTCTATTTTTTTCACTTTGGATTTTAGTGATTTTATTTCCTCATACATAATTTTGAGGGCCTGTTCTATTTGTTCTACTGTCATAATTTCATTTTAGGGTTTATAATTCATAAATAATTTGATTATACTTTGTTCCAAATCACGTATTTCATTTTCGTTATGGTTATAATTGTATAGGGCCTGTCTCACCTCTTTGTTCCTATTAGTAGAATATTTATGGAATAATTCATTGTGTATATCACTTAAATTTTCACTTTGAGTTTTTAACTCTAATATACGATTTCTATATTTAATCATTGTTTCCAAAACACTGTCGTTGATTATAGATTGTCTTTGTTCGTTTGTCATAACTTATTATATTGTTGGTTTATATTCAGGTACATCTTCTAAATACTCATGTGATTTCACTTCGTTTTTTAATACTCTTTGACGACATCTTTCCATTTCATTTAAGAAAACCTTTTGGTCGCGAGTTAGTTTAATATTATGTTGTATTGAAATTCCACATCTTTGTAGGTATATGATTAAATCAAATCTTTTCATATCGTATATTTTCCTAAACAGTTTGAGATTATTATCATCCTCTAAAAAGATTTGATATTTACCTACCCTCTGTATCATTTTTTCTCTTTGTTCCATTTCATCTATTGTCATAACTTACCATTTATATTTTTTACCAATTTTTATCATTATTGCAGTTTCAGCTGTTCTAATACTATCCCAATCGGTAGAATTGTAACTTGAGTCAAACATATCAATAAACCATCTACCATGTATAAATCCAGTTATACCTCTATCGTCAAATGAAAAACTAGCTTTTTTTCCTGTTTCGGTATGTTGAACTACACATACACCATATTCTCTTTTTGGTAATTTAATTACTTTTACTTTTTTCATAACTTGTTTTTTTATATTATTTTTCACTTTGATTTTTTGTAATAAAAAGGGGAGATATTTCACTCCCCGTTTTGATTATTTATGTTCTCCGTAGAATTTTACCCATTTGATAATATCTACGATTTCATCTAGATTTACAGTAGAAGTTTTGAAATATAAATTACCTCTATATTCATCATTTTGATAAATGTGAACATTTGTCATTTCACCACTTGTCATTGGAACATCATAGAATTTCACTTTGGTTTTTTTGTAATTTTTACCATTTAGATAAACTGAATAAACATAGTAAGTACGAGTTTCAGTTTGAACTGGGTATTCACGCTGGATTACCTTTTCTTCTTTTCCTAATGATTTCAATTCCCATGTAGTTTCATTGAAAGTTAAAACTAAATTGTTTTTTGTTTTTGACTGTGTCATATTATTTGTTTTTGTTTATAAAAAAGGGGAAGATTTTTCACTTCCCCTATGTTTTGATTATTTCCAATCCGGCTGAATTGAATTACCGATTGTAGTGGTAAAGTCTTTGATTAAAGTTTTAATCACTTTTAACTGAAACTTATCAATTTTTGTAGAACCAAGATTTGTAATCTTTGTTTCCGAATATGTTACATAACCACCTACTTTTATAATGATATAATCCTCAGTTATCTTAACTGAAAACCATACATCGTCTCCACCTGTTGTAGTTTCAAACACCTCAATATTTCCGTTTGGTTTATAACCTAATTCAGGTTTAGTTGATAATTCAAAATAATCCACATATCCTGGTTCTTGATACATTGGAAGTTTTTGTAATTGTTCTTGTGTTAAAAATTTAGATACCAGTTGTTTTTGTGTCTTTGACTTTGTCATTTTTTTTGGTATAGGTTACCACCCTTTGTTTGTGTTTCCATTTAATAATATAATACTGTATATGTGGAAACTTTCATATATAGTATTTTTTATATACCCTAACCTTCATTGGTGAGGATAACCAAAGATACGACAATTTCCTGAATTTACCTACTACTTTATGAGACGATTTGTCATATTCCCTTAAAATCCCAAAGATTTTTTATTGAGTATCAACGAGTTATACATATGTTTTTACCTAATATGTCAGTTTGGGTATAAACGGTTGAAAATCAACGATTTAGCTAAAATATTGATAATCAACGAGTTGCACTAACTAACTGATAATCAACGAGTTATGTAACTGATTGATAATCAACCGCTTGTATTTTTGGTCATTTTTACTGTATTTTTAGGTATTTTTGGTGTTTTCAATAATTTTTCTTATATTTAATATTGTCCGAAAGGATGGGGGCTCTGTTAAGGTGGATGATACTCAAATCATATAATCTTATTTCCTTCTTATCACTTCATTTTTTTATGAGGGGGGTAAGGGGGGTGTAAGATGAACAATATCTAAATCATAAAAAAGCTGCAGCAGTAAAGCAGCACTTAATAATTAAATTAAAAATATATTATAAATTATTTGGAAATATCAGGAAAAAGTTGTAACTTCTCACAAGTTTAGAAAGCACTGATAAAATAATAAAAAAAGATTAAAGATAAAATAAAAAGAATATGTTATTAAAAAATACAGGATTAAAAAATACTTTATCGCTATTCAGCATTACATTATAAAGTTCCTGTACAACATATATAGGCCAAGGTTTTTTGTCATTCCTTGGCCTTTTTAATGCGTTTGACTTTTTAAAATGATATATATGTTTGGTAATATCAGAAATTATTAGTATATTACATTATAACAAAAACATAAATAAAATGACAAACTTAAAACAACACCCAGTATTTACGGATTACGCATCGGACAAAGATGGTAACATTTATTCTCTTAAATTCAATAAGGTAAAAGAAATCAGTAGAGTTAATCATACAAGAGGATATCAGCAATTTTGTATACATAATGGTTTTCCTAAAATGTATTTAGTACATCGTTTTGTATATGAATGCCATAACGGAATTATTAAAGATGGATTACAATGCCATCACATAGACCATGAGTATTATATGGTGCTGCAAATCCAAAACATCCACAATATAGAAATTAAAAATATGAAAAAAACAATTAAATGCATAGGATGCTTCATTAGATTAGGAAGTATTTTAGAACACATTATAGGACTTGTAACATTAGGTTGGGGTAAACATACTGCCAGTTGGGTTGCAAGAAAATTAGGATACTCTAATTGCGGTTGTGATAGACGCAGAGTATATCTTAATCAATTGACGTGTAAAAGTTATTCAGAAACAATTAGTATATTATAAATTAAAAACAAATGCAAACAACAAAAGCAAAATTAGACGGAACATTCGGTTACACATTAGAAACATCAGACTTTGACAAAGATGCATTATACTTTGTAGATTGGCAAAACTTAAAAGGAGTAGAGGATTTAGTTTTAATCTTCGCATGTATGGGTTTATCATTCTCAGGACATCACCCACACTTTGAAACAATTAAACATCTTTTGGACTTATCTAATCCTGTTAAACCAAATCAACCTACACCTGCACAACCAAAAGCAGTGGATTTGAAATTACCTAAAATGAAACAAGTTAAGTAATGAATGAATTAAATCCAGAACAACTATTAGAACTTAAAAATGAATTAAGTCAAATAGGTGGTTATCTTCCAGAAAACAAAGCACCTTATATTTGGGATACATTCAATCACATTAGAGGTGAGAATGAAATGAGACCTTGCACCTGTGCATCCGCAGGAGGACATTGGAAAAGAGCGGTTGACTTTTTACATGATTACGCAAAGAATAGATAATGATTGATTCAGGTAGTATTCAACATAGTGAATGTGAAAGAAGATTAGTCGGACTTTATAATGAGTCAAACAATTGGTTGATATCAGCAGCAAAAAAGATTACAAAGAATAGAGAGGAAGCAGAAGACTTAGTACAAGAACTTTACATTTACTTACATGAGAAGTGTAATGTTAAATTGTTTTGGGGTGACAACACTTACAATCTATTCTATTGTAATAAGTTTTTGCATAGTAGATTTATGAACAAAACTAAAAAATTGAATCGTGTTAAACTAATGGGTGACTATACCGCATGGGAAGAACAAGATGAAATTATTTATGATGAAGAAAGAGATTTACAGATACAAAGAACACATGACCAAGTATTACATGAATTAAAACAATTAGAGAAAACAAAGATGTGGCCTCAATCAAAGATATTCCAATTGTATTGGATGAGTGATGATACTTTGGACGAGGTTGCAAAGAAAATTAAAATTAGTAAGAGTACAACATTCCTTGCAGTTAAGAAGATAAGAAAATATTTAGAACAAGTTATAGATAATCCATTTGATGTTTAAGAAACCATTCAATCGTAAAGTAGGTGAAACAAGACAATGTAAACATTGTGGTGATACATTCCATGCAAAGAAACCAATATGGAAATGTACAAAGTGTGTTAACGCTTCTCAAAAGATAATTGAAGCAAAGAAGAGAGCTAGAACTCCAAAGAAAGATAAATACCCATTTGACAATTATACTAATCAAGCATTTAAAAGATTTTGTTCAATAAGAACTGCTTTAAGAAAAGCATGGATTGAATTTGAAAAGACAGGTGATAGAAGTATTATTACTGCACACTATGATAAACAACTTAAAGATATAAAGGATAACGGAATAATGGAATGGATTTTAGATAGAAGAACACCTGAAGCAAAAAAAGAAATGAATCCATATGCAAGAACTAGGAATATGATTAAGAAAGATTATCCTGATACTCGTGGACATTATGAATACTAACCATCATAATATAGATTATCAATATGTGCATCTTAACTTTAATTGGACTTGGATAAGAGATAAGCAAATAATATTAAGAGGTGATGAAGATAGTGGTATGTTGATAATTGCAGATGAAGATGGCAATATGATTAAGATGTATGGATTTCAAAGAATTATATAATCAACTACAAATATTGAATAGTATTGTTAAAATAACATATACAAACATAATTTATGCCATTCGTTAAAGGAAATCAATTGAGTAAAGGTAGACCAGCAGGAGCATTGAATAGGTCAACAGAACAAATGAAGTTAACTATTGCTCGTGCAGTAAACAATACCCTCAATACAATATCAGAAGATTTAGAAGAGATAAAGAAGAGAGACCCAGAGAAGGCAATGGACTTAGCATTGAAGTTAATGGAATATGCTTTACCTAAATTGAGTAGGACAGAAATGAAAGCAGAGATTGAACAAAAGATACAATCTATAAATGTAAACATAACCAAATCAGGAAGTGGAAGTTAATATCAACACAACAGTTACATTTGAAAACCTATTAGAATCTAATAGCAGAGTCACACAACACATAGGAGGAACGAGAAGTGGTAAGACATATGCTGTATTGCAATTCCTGATAGTAAAAGCAATCGAAAATAAAGAAACAATAACAATAGTAAGGAAAACAATACCCTCTCTAAAAAGGACGGTAATGAAGGATTTTAAAGATATCCTACAATCACTAAACATATGGCAAGATGAAAAGTTTAATATTACTGATAGGGTCTATAACTTGTACGATTCTACTATTCAATTCCTCTCTACTGATGATGCTGATAAGTTACGTGGTATTAAGTCTACTATACTCTTTATTGATGAGGCAAGTGAGATTGATGAAGAAAGTTATTTTCAGTTATCTATCCGTACTTCTGGCAAAATCATACTTGCTTACAACCCGACAGTTAGTCCTTACCATTGGCTTAGAACAATGCCAGAGGTTGAAAGATTTGTAACAACTTATAAAGATAATATTTACTTACCAAAAGAAATGGTAGATGCGATTGAGAACTTACAACATACAAACGAGAAATATTGGAAGATATATGGTAAGGGTGAATTTGCTCCCAATGATAAAGCGATTTTTCAATTTGAGTTGTGTGATAGTATTGACGCTGATTTTGTGGCCTTTGGGATTGACTTTGGATTTAGTAATGACCCAACTGCCTTATGTGCAGTATATAAAAATAGTGATACAATCTTTTTGGAAGAACTTATTTACGAAAAGGGATTAGTGACAAACGACATAGTAGCTAAATTAAATTCATTGGATATTCAGAAGTCAGAAGAGATATGGGGAGATAGTGCAGAACCAAGATTGATAGAAGAACTATATAGAAGTGGATTCAATATAAAGCCAGTAGTGAAAGGTAAAGATAGTATTAAGTTTGGTATAGGTGTGATGCAAAACTATAAGATAAAGATATTAAAGACATCACAGAACTTAATCAATGAGATGTACGCCTACCAATACTCAACTGACAAACATGGTTATACTACTGACACACCTGAAGGAGGATTAGACCACTTAATAGATGCGGCAAGGTATTGTTGTATGATGAAGTTAAGTCAGAAAGCACAACGTAAAGGTACATACGCAATTACAATAGGACAATATAAATACTAATGGAAAACATAGATTTAAACAATGGATTTAGTGACACGAGACCGCAGATGTGGACAAGTGATGAGATAAGAGAACTTATACTCTATGCTAAACAATTACAGCAAGAAGTAGATGATAAGTCTGCTCAACTGATAATGATGAATAGCAAATTAGAAATAGAAGAAAAGAAAGTTACAAGATTGACAAATATATTAAAAGCATTAAACATATGGCAATAAAAGAATTAGAATTAAGAATACCAACCAGTTATGGTGATATTACTTTAAAGAAGTGGTTAGAATTACAGAATGATATTAAGAACTATAAAGGTGATGAAGAAGCTATAACGGCAATAATGATGCACCACTTATGTGGATTACCTGTTGAGTATTTAAATAGTTTAGGATTAGAAAACTACATAAAAATCAAAGATGAACTATCTAAGTTTTTATCTAAGATTGATTTACCTTTGCAACGATTCATTGAAATAGACGGAGTAGAATATGGCTTTGAACCTAACTTATCTAAAATGACTTATGGTGCTTATGCGGACATAACAAAGTATCAAACAATAGAGATAGATACAAATTGGCAGAACATAATGAGTATACTATATAGACCTGTAACAAAGAAGCAAGGTGATATGTATTTAACTAAAACATATGAAGGTACTGGTGATGCATCCAAATTCTTATCAGTAGGTATGGATGTACACTTTGGAGCACTTTTTTTTTTGTTAAATTTATTAATGGAATTGTGGAACGATATCCTGAACTCTTCGATGCAGATGGACATTCCTCCCAACACCAAGCTAATTTTGCAAAAAAGTGGGCAGCTTACACAACAATATATGAACTCGCTGAAGGGAACATTCTCCGTTTTGACAAAGTAGTAGAAGAACCATTAGAGAAATGTTTATTGTATCTTGCGTATAAAGCAGATAGAACTCAAGTTGAAAACCTATTACATAAGGAAGCAATGAAAAAAATGGGGGGATAATAACTTTTCAAATCTTTATTGTTATTACTAAAACGAAACTATGGGAGGCATTTGGAGCAATAGCAGAAGTGGTAATTTGAGATACTCTGTTAATAGAGAGAATCAAAGTGGTATCTACATAGGCCCTACTCGTGGATTAAGTTCACCAAAGAATAGTAGAAGAGGTTGTTTATGTTTAGATAAAGATACTTATGATGTTAAATGTTGCAATGGAGCATTGATGCAGCAAGGTATTGGTAACATACAATCACCTAATAGAACAGGTGGTGGTGGATTTAGTGATGGGTATGATGAAGGTTTCGAACAAGTAAATCAGTAAAAATAAAATAAAGATATGTCTCAAATATCAAAGCAAGCACTTATTGTAGATAATAGTCAATCATTCCCTAATAATAATGTAGGTGATATTACACCTTCGGACTTACGTTCGTTTAATGTTAATATGATTGATTCATTGGTAAACGAAATACCATACCAATCATTTACAGCATCAGTAACTAATTCAATTAACTTATTGAATCAGTTTAGTGCATCTCAACAACCATCGTTTACTAATTTGAATGCATTCACTGCAAGTCAATTAGTTTTAAATACAGGATACAATGCAGCAACTTATTCATTAGATGCAAGATTAGATTCAGCTGAAATAAATTTAAGCAATTTAAATACGTGGTCACAATCAGTAAATGAAATAAAAGATGATGGTATACTGCAAGGATATTCTACAAGATTACATTTTTATGGTTTAGTTAGTGCAAGTATTGTACCAAATGTAAATGGAGCAATTGCTTCTATTGATATTTTACAAGACGGAAGTAAAGTAGGCACAGGTTCATACAATGCATTCACTTCATCTACTAATCAAAGAATAGATAGTTTAGAAGTGTTTAGTGGTAGTGCAAAGATATCAATTGCTGCATTAAACGCATTTACTGCTTCAGTAGGCCCTATTCAAACAGGCTCATTGGTAAATACTGCATCATATAGTGGAACAACAATAACATATACAAAAGGTGATGGTAGTAGTTTTACTAACGTAGGAATACAGAATACAGCATCGTTTAACTCTTATACTTCTTCTATTAACTCATATACTTCTTCTACTAATGGAAGATTAAATAATTTAGAAGCTGCATCAGCAAGTGTAAATATTTCAGTTGCTGAATTGAATACATTTACTTCATCACAGAATACTAAAAATACAACCCTTCAAGCATTAACGGCATCATTACTTAGTTATACATCTTCAAATGATATAAAGTGGGGTGTTTTAGGTTCACAAAGTGGTAGTTGGGCTTTAATTAATGCTTCTAATACATTTAGCGGAAGTCAAACAATAACAGGTTCAGTTTATGGAAATGTAACATCTTTAAGTACTGTATCCGCTACTGCTAGTATGGATTTAAGTAAAGGAAATTTCTTTACACTTACATTATCTGCACCTGTTACAACAATTCAAGCAACCAATATAAAAGCAGGACAAACTGCTAATTTATTAATTACACAGAATGTTAGTGGTACAGGCTCTATCGTAATGGCAAGTACATTCAAACAACAAAGTGGTAATTTTTATACAACAACTATATCATCATCAGCACAAGACCTATTAAGTTTTGTAGCGTTTGATACATCATCTTTGTATTTGGCTAATGTGAAAAATTTAATATAATGAAATTTAGTTCAGTAGCATTCTTAGGACAAACAGAAGCTTCTAGTGGGGCAATTGTAGAAGATGGATTGGTATTTGATTTTCGTGCTCAAGATTACGTTTCAGGCTCATTGACATGGAACTCGAATACCGGTGATTATACTGCATCTATAACTGGAACTATTGGTGGTGGCTTGCAATACTTTGATGGAAGTAAAGTTGCATTTGATGGCAATCATTGGTTGACATTTTCTAATTCAATAACATCATCATTCGTAAGTGCATCTCAATGGAACATTTATGTTTTAACTGAATTTACAAATACGCAATTACAAACAAATACTTTTAAACCTGCATTCTTTTCAAAAGGTGTAGCTGATTTTCCTGATTGGAACTGGTGGTTTAGAGGTGGTAATAGTGGTATGGCAGCTTCACAAACAGGAGATGTTTTAGTTAATGGATATGTTAATTCATCTACATACAATCAAGGTGGTATGTTAGCGGATAGTTATAGTGCATCCTTTGCAGGAAGTTCTAAACAATTATTTGGATTTCAAATATTAGGAAGTGCTACTGGTAGTTCTACAAACGGATTTGTTACAACAAATTTTAATACAACAATACCAGGTAATTCTGTATCTATTGACCCTGCTGTATATGGTCCAGGTTCATTTACAGGTAGTTTAGCAGAGCCTGTTTTATTTGGAAGAGAAATCAATCAAGGATTTGGTTTACCCGCTTCAACAAATATGACTGGAAGTGTTGTACGAATCTTCGCATATAATAGAAATTTGACATCTGTTGAAAGAAAACAGAATTATATATCACTATTTAATAAATACCCATAATGATAACACAAATACAAATAGACGGAACATACCCACATAGTTTTGATAACAAGGATGTTCAATTAACAGGCAGCAATCACATCGTAATAGATGCTGATACTCAATTAGTAAAAGTAAGATACGAAGGTACTGAACAATTTACAGGCGGAACAATAGAAAGCATAGATGGATGGACATATCACACATTCACAGAGACAGGATTTTTAAACGAAAAATAACTATTTTTTTTAACACATTTGTTATTAACATTATAAACAACTAAACAATGAATTCAAAAACTGTATTAAGTAAGATATTAGGACTTTTATCTATGGATAATGAGGTTGCATTAGCTTACGCAAAATTGAAAGACGGAACAATCGTTGAATCTGCAACATTTGATGTAGGTGAAGATTTATTCGTAGTATCAGAAGATGGTACTAAAACCCCTGCACCAGATGGTGAGCATGAATTATCTTTAAAGGATGAATCAGGTAATGAGAACTTAATTAAAGTATTCGTTAAGGATGGTAAGATTGCTGAAAGAGAAAACGTAGAATTAGAAACTGTAAAGGTTGAAGATTTACCTTCTGCATCAGGAGATGTATTAGAAGTAAATGTAGTACCTGACCAAAAGAACCAAGTTAAATCTGGAACTTTGATGGCAGAAGAAACCGAAGAAGTAATGCCAATCCCAGAAGATGCTACAAAAGAAGATGAAGAAGAAGCTGAATCAGAAGTAGAAATCAACTTAGGCGATATGGCTAAGAAGATGGAAGATATGGCTTACAGAATCCAAGAAATGGAAATGAAATTAGAAGCAATGATGCCACCAGTAGATTCAGAAGTAACTCAAGAAGTTGCAGGAATGAAAATGTCAGCAGAGCCTGATGAAGAAGAAGAGTTACCAAAATTAGATGGTGCTCCAACAGAAGAAGTAAGCAAATTCTCAGTTGAAACAAACAGAAAAAACTATGGTAAGAAAACAGTAGACTCACAATCTTCTTTCTTATCTAAACTTTATAAATAAAATTATTAACAATCCTAAAAAGGAAACAATGAACAAATTACAAAAATTCGCACTTCCTACTATTAGCAACTCTACCTACGCAGGTGAGGCAGCAAGTGGTTATATCGCAGCAGCGTTATTAAGTGCAAACACATTGGACAAGAAGCTTGTTACTATCATGCCAAACGTGAAGTACAAATCTGTAATCCAAAAATTAGCAGTAAGTGGTATCGTACAAGATGCTTCTTGCGATTTCACAACCTCAGGTAGTGTAGCTATTTCTGAACAAATCTTACAACCAAAAGAATTACAAGTTAACTTACTATTATGTAAGCAAGAGTTTGTAGCATCTTGGGAGGCTTTACAATTAGGTTTCTCAGCTTTTGATGAAATCCCTAAGAACTTTAACGACTTCTTAATCTCTTATGTTGGTGGAACAGTAGCACAAGCAACTGAGGAAAACATTTGGGCTGGAACTGCAACTAATGGTTCTTTCACAGGATTCCAAACTTTATTCTCTGCATCAATTGCAGCGGGTGGAGCAACAGCAGTATTAGCTGCAAAAGCGACTGGTTCAGGTGCAATCATCTCTGGTAGTGTAGACGCAACAAACGTAATCTCTAAATTAAACGATGTTTACTTAACAATCCCTAAAGCGGTATTTGGTAAGCCTGATTTATTGATTTATGTATCTACTGACGTAGCAAGAGACTATCAAGCTGCATTAGCAGGTGGTGGTGCAAGTGGTTTAGGTGCAAATGGTTTCAACAACCAATTGAACGTAGGTGAAAAACCAATGAACTTCAATGGTATTGAAATGGTAATGTGTCCAGGTATGGGTACAAACAAAATCGTAGCAGCTCAAAAATCTAACTTATTCTTCGGAACAGGTTTACTTTCTGACTACAACGAAACAAAAGTAATCGACATGGCTAACATTGATGGTTCTCAAAATTACAGAATTGTAATGAGATTTACATCAGGTGTTCAGTTCGGTGTTGGACAAGATATCGTTTACTACGGAGCTTACTAATATATTAACTAACAAAACTAAATCAAAGTATCATGGCTTGTAATTTATCAGCAGGAAGAAACGAAGTTTGTAAAGAAAGTATCGGTGGTATACAAGGTGTATACTTCGTAAACTATACAACTGGCTCTTTCACTAAAAACGGAGCAGGTGAAGTAAGTGCAGTTCCTTCAGGAAGTGTATTATATTTCTACTCTTTAAAAGGTTCAAGTGCATATACTGAAACTGTTACAACTTCAAGAGATAACGGTACTACATTCTTCTCACAAGAATTAGTATTGAATCTTAAAAAGTTGACAAACGAAATGACGACTCAATTAAAGCTTATGGCTTATGGTCGTCCTCAAATTATCGTTTGGACAAATAATGGTGATGCATTGTTAGTTGGTGAACATTTAGGAGCAGATGTAACTGCGGGTACAATTCAAACAGGTGCGGCATTGGGTGACCTTTATGGTTATTCAGTAACGTTCACAGGTATGGAACAATTACCAGCAGCATTCTTAACCGGTTCGACAACAACTAACGCTTTAGCAGGTTTAACTGCAAACTACTCAGTAGTTTACGGAACAAACAGCTAATCAGTATTAGCATAAAAATATTAAACCCTACTCTTCGGAGTGGGGTTTTTTGTTTTAACTATTATTAGATAATTCTTTGTTATTATTAGATACAGACAAGATAAACAATAGATAATGCTAGCATATTACATATCTCAATCCAATGAGTATACATTT